GCAACTTGCTCAAACGGCTGTTTGCCCAGCAGGGCCATGATGTAGTTCACGGCAGGCAGGGGCAGCTTGAGTTCGATGTTGACGGCTTTCTCGTCCATGTGTTTCTCCAGTTGGGGTTGAGGGAGTGTCAATTATGCCGTCCAAGGCAGCGGGGGTGTAACCACCGGAGGGTTGATCTGGTTGTCGAGTTGGGTTTGGACGGCGGCTTCTGTGACTGCTTGATCCACGCCGTTATCCCAAATCCACCCAAGCACAGTTTGCTCTGTTAGCTGGTTGTACGGGACAAAAGATGTGCCTTGCACTACAGGAAATGAGCAGGTTGAATAGACGCTGCTGTTGTATGTGCCATCTGTGCCATTGCATGACCAATGCGCGGTCACAACGTAGTCTGCGCCCTCTGGGGTTTGAGGGATGCAGTCAAGGGCAGAAATTACCCAGGTGATAGTAGTCATGGTTTAGGCTCCTTTGAGTTGTGCAACTTGTGCTTCAAGTGCTTCGATACGGGACATTGCTTCTTGCAAGGCGACAGCGGCTTTCATCAGCAGCACAGATGTCTTGACAGATTTGGTGGTCGTGCCAAGGTCATTGCCTTCTGCGTCGCGGTCTTGATGCTCATCTACCAGACCCGGAGAAGTCAGTTCAACCTCTTGCGCCACCACACCCAACTGGACAAGACCAGACGGGTCGTCCTTCATCTTGAACTTGCGGAAGCGCAGAGCCTTGATGTCTGCCCACTGTGAACCTGCGTCCACAATATCGGCCTTCATCTTGGCATCAGAGATAGTGCCGTATGTGCCGTTGGTGTTGGTTACATCACCGGAATCTGCCACTCGGAATTTAAAAGCTCCTGCGGCATCGTTGTAATAAGAAAGCGCATAGAAAGTGTTGTTTGTTGTGTTCCTGTTTGCCCTTATAAGAACAACACCTCCTGCTGTAAAAGAAGCACTTGTGCTACCAATGTCAACACAAAAATTGGTTGCTTCATTTGACCGAAATTCGTGATAGCTGCCAGCTGCATTTACATACGTCCCATCATTGCTGAACTTGCTGTACCCCCCGCTGGTGATACGGGCGCGTTCGGCGTTGTTGGTAGTAAAAATAAGCGCGGCGTTCTCTCGCTGATCGATGTAAGCGTTAGAACTTGTGTCCACCGCCAACTGAAAACCGTCAGTAGAGGCATCGCCTGTGTTGGTGTTTTTAAGGGCAATTCGTGCCTGACCAGCGCCGCCGTTAACAACTATGCCAAGACCCGAAGCAACACTCGGACTTGTAGTCCCCACCCCCAAATTCCCACTCGCATCCAGCGTCATTGCCTGCGTCCACGAGATGGCGTTGCCTGCGGTGCCGGAACCTGCTACGTGCCACGATTGCACACCAGACAATTGCTGGTACATAGTGGCTTGAGAACTGGTCATGTAAACCCAGTTCGTGCCGTTATAGAAAGCGTTATTTGTCAGCCATGCGCCTTCACTTGACTGTCCAGCAAGACTTGCCCGACCATTTTGCAAGCCCCTTAATCCACCCCACGCACTCGGCGTCACCCCCAGGCCCAGGTTGCCTGCGGCGTCGATACGAAGTTTTTCTGTGTTGTTTCCGGTAAGAAACTTTAAATACCCCTCATTTGGCGCTGTAGTCGCTTGTGCGCTAATAATGCTACTGACAACTGTATCAGCAGGGCTAGAGTCATCCCCAGAGAAGAACTGAATAGTGCCATGGGGTTGGTCTACCGAAATAGCGTTTGATTGATTAGAAAGCCTTAATATAGCGCCAGTAGCAGAAACAGTGGTAGAAATATCTAACTGTGCCCCAGGCGAACTCGTCCCAATACCCAGGTTGCCGGAGTAATCCACTACCAGTCGATAGGCAGAAGCAACGTCATCGAACAAAATCCAGCCAACCGGATCATTCAAACCTTGCGAAAATTTAGCGGTTCCACTTTGTGAGTAACGCATAAGGGCGTTGTTACTTGTGGCATTTAAACGAATCAAGCGGTCGTTTCCAGTAATGTCTAGCTTTACGGTAGGCGAACTCTCCCCTATACCCAGGTTGCCGGAGGAGTCGAGGACAGCAAGGTTGTCGCTGTTGACCGAATTTCTAAACTGATAGCCACCTGACCCGGGTTGGAAGCGCAAGATGTTTGCAGCGTCTGTGCGGATGTAGCCGTTGTCGTTGAAGCTGACATAGCTTCCTGCAAACTTGGCAGAGCCGTTTACATCCAATTTCAACGAAGGCGAACTCGTCCCAATACCCACGTTTCCAGCAACAGCCAATCCGTTTGTGCCGATACCTGCGTATGAGCTGTATCCGATCAGTTGGGATTGCGTTACCTCCAAGCCGCTGGTGGTGAGATTCAAGTAAGTTGTACCAACTGAGCTATCTCTAACGCTCAATCCCCCCGCAGTACCTAAAGGCGAACTTGTTGCATTTGAAGCTATTGTCCAGTTCTTACCTCCGGCTGATACCGCCTGTAACTGTACAGCGGCATAAAGTAAACCGCCGCTTTCTGTTGCTATAAGTTGTGGGGATGTAGAGCCCGCGACTGCAAGCGCAGAACCGTCAAACGTCATCGCAGACCCAGTGGTCAGCGTGCTGGTGGAGTCTGCGTAGGGAACGCCATTGGCTGTAAACGCTGCTGCGCCAGCAGCAAGGCCAGTGCCTGCGCCAAGCACATAGACTGCCCGCTCGGCAGGCTGGGTGACAAACACATCCTTGGTGCCTGCGGCAAACGGGACGAGCGCGTCACTATTGCTTGAAGACAATACCGTGGTGCGGGCCAGAGTGCTGCCCGCAGATGTGTAGGTGCCAAGGCCAACTTCCCACGCCCCCGTTGCCGCATCGACAATGGTGTAGTACGTGGTGTTTGCGTTGCCAATGGCAGTGCTGAAACCCTGAAAGCCCGAGACCGGGCCAGCCAGAGAGATCGTGCCCGTGCCCGTGGTGGTGGTAGTCTCCCGTACGCGATCCGCCAATACTAAGGGCATATCAATCTCCAGAAATCAACAGCGTCTCATCAATCCATCGCTCTTGCGTCGAACCGTCAGCGTCCACCCACTCGATCAGGCAATACACATTGCCGTCCTCGTCCATGCGCAGCGCCTTGACCGGGCCCTGCGGGACCACGGACTTGACCTTAACAACTTCACCTTTTTTAAACATCGTGGCCATGATCTGGCTCCTTATGCTGCGTCGAGGCTGAAGCTGTACGTGACAGTGATTGTGTCGTTGTCCACAACCGAGCGGTCGCCGGGAGCAGAGAAATCCACCGCCGAGAACAAAATGCCGGTGGTGCCACCCTTGGTGCTATTACTGGTCAGAAACGCCCCGCCAACGGTTGTGGTACCGCTGATCGTGTAAACAGCCGGAGATCCCGAATTGTTGATCACCGATGGGTCAGCCGTGGTGGCCGTGCCAAACACCGCCTGCGGGCGGGTTGCTTGATCATACGCAGTCACCTCAGTCCAGCCAGCGTGCGACGCCATCGTATCCCCAGCGGCGGGGTTGTTACTTGCTGCTGCGCCGTATAGACCCAGATACCATGTTGCCGTGTAACCCGACCCGGTAAAATACTTGGTGTTCATGTCTTGCAGGCCCTCGTTGACCACAAGGTTGTGCTCTTTGACTTCCCACTTGAGATTGCCCTGAGCATCATGGCACTGGACATGAAACACACCGCCAGCTTTAGCGGCAGCGTTGGGGGTCGATGCAACAGACACAGCCACGTTGGCCTTGTCAGTCGATTTTGCGTTGTCGTTCAGCATGGTGGCTCCTTAAACGAGACGAATGAGTGCAGATGTGCTGGTGTTGGCAGGCATCTGGACGGTGAAAGTTACAGCCGAGGTCTTGGTGGACCCAAAATCCAAAACACACACCGCACCATTGTCGCCGGGGGTGTAGATCAAAGCGCCACGAGCCGTGATGTTTCCCGTCCACGCGGGGGATGAGAAATTGACGTACGTGGTGCTGCCGTTGGATGTTGCCTCACTGGCAATGGTGGCAGTGACGATCTGCCCGCCTGCAACGTAATTCCCGCCAGTCGCCTCACCTGCCGTGGTGTAGGCGGTGGTGGTCTCATCCAGCGTGGCTGCGTTTGTGTACAGCGCCAGATAGAACGTGTCGGTGGCAAAGTTGATCGTGCCGTTGACCAGCCCTGACCGCAGCGTGTTGCAAGAGTAGTTGCCGGTAAAGGCCATCACTGAACCCCGTTATTCTGCGGCAGCGGGGAGATGCGCGTCTGCCCACTGCGGTACGCATCGCTACGCTCAAGTCCATCACCAAGGCGGCGGGCCTGCATGAGTGCCTCTTTGTATTTTCCATCGTACAGGGCCATCATGTCGGTCTCACCCTTCATGAAGATGTACGCCTCCACCAGAGAGCCGTAGAGCAGCACCGTATCAAAATTGTCGCCCAGCCATGTCGTGTTTGTCGTGACAATCGACTCTGGGTAAAAGAAGTAGTGCAACTCAACCTGATAGTTGATGTTCGGGGTCGGACCCAGGATGAAAGACAACTCCGTGCTGGCGCTAAACGTCGGGCCAAACAGGGCGTAGTACTTTGGCATCCCGGTGTCTGTCGGGGTCGGGTATGCCTGCCGGATAAAGTTGACATCCTTGTTGAGCAGGTACTCGTACGCGCCCGTGGTATCAACCACAGCCATCGAGTAGACCGACAGAAAATCAATCGGGCACGACAGGTACTTGTTGTTGGGCGTGACATTTCCCGTCACGTTCTTGCGCAGGGACGGGAACTGAACCGTGTTGTAGATGCGCTGCTCCGCCTGTTTGACGAAGACAGGAATATTCGCCACGAACTCCGTTTCGTAGTTCTGGGTGTAATCCTGGATCGCAGCAGACAACGCGGCGTAGTTCATGCCATCGGACCCCTAGCCATGACGCCCTTGGTGGCGCAGCCCGTGCCACGGATTTTGATACCGCTGGTTTTCATCGGCGGGTAGTCCTGGCTGCGGATGTTGGCCACAGACACGTTGGCCTTGCGCATGGTCGTCTTGGCAGGCTCTTCACCCACCACAACGTTAGCTACTTTTTGGGGTTGTTTATACGTGGCCATTTCAGCCTCCTTTGCGGCCGGGGCTGCGCTGGTTCATGACCTTGGCCATATTGCGCCCATACTTGAGCATGTCGCTGTTGGTTTTGCCGCCAGCTCGCATTTTGGTCAGGGGCTTGCCGGGGTGCATGGCTTTCTCATGCTTGTGAACGGCTTTCTTTGCATCCATGATCGACTCCTTATGTCGTTGCAACTGTGACTGTACCAAGATTCACGGTCAAAACCAAATTGTTCGGTGTGAGCCCGTAATCATTTAAGCTGGCACCCCCAACAGGAGCCCAACCCCACTGAATAATCCTGCTACCTTGCTCAAGCGTGCCTTGAGCCAACGGGTTTGGACTATCGTTTTCAATGATCTGAAGCCCAGAGGTTCCAGACGTAACATAGCTGCGGTCAGGGCGCGGGTTGCGCAAACCCTGTGGGTCATCCACAGGATACATGCCCAACTGAAGCTGAGGCTGATCCGGGTCCCAGCACTCCGGGCAGACCAACAACTCATAGTTCTTGGTCTTAATGACTTCGCGCTTAAGCACAGTGAGCTTAAAGCGCTGATCACAGCGATCACACTGGGCAATCGCGTTCTTGCCGGAAGCAAACCTATTGCCCACTAGAACGTACCCCCAATGAATTGCTGACGGGGTACAAAGCGGATTGCGGCCTTCTCACGGTCTTCATCAGCCGCAAGCTGCCAAGCCTCATCGTACTGCTGCTTCAGCACATCCAAGCGTTCTGCCGCACCGGGAATTTTCATGCCCAAATAGTACGACAGGCCCGCAACCATGCAGGGGATAAACCGGAACGGAATGTCCATCACATTGACGCCACCCCCAGCGTCTTGGGTACGGCGCAATCTCCAGTACACAAACTGATAAGTCTGCGCACCGTCGGGGGTGGGCCAAACCGTGATGGCGGGTACTTGCGCCCAATACACAGTGGTACCGCTATTGTGCAGTGCAGCATTTGTGTCTTGCTGCCCACGGAAGCAGTTGTACAGGGTGTTGCCGGAGATGTACCCGTAGTTGATGATCTCACTGTCGATTTTGACAAACCCAGTGGTGGGTAGGCCAATGACCGAGTTGAGTGTGATTTGAGTCGCCGTAGCAGAGATGCCGCCAGACAGTTGCAAGCCGGTGGGCGAGTTCTGGCCGTTGAAACGTTGCACCCAAACCTGAATCGGGCGAGCCTGCTGAATCTTGTTGGGGATGGTGGCGTAGGTAGAAACACTAATCCGCGTGATGGTCAGATCGGCTTGCGTGGATGCCACATTCCCGCCAGTGCGAATGACATGCTCCAGCAGGTCAACTGTGTCATCTGGCAGTGCATAAGTGTTCTGGCCTTGGACAAGTGGGATAGTCCCCGACTCAATCGTCCACATGTTGATGCCACGGTTGGCCCAGTCGGCAAACATGATGTTGAGCGACCGACGAGCGGTGCGCAGGTCATAGCCCGTACGCATCTCTGAGCCCGCCCGCTCATACGCCTCCTCGACCAGTTCAGTCAGGTCAAGGTTGAATGCAGATGCGCCAGAAGTGTTTGCCATTATCTGTACCTTGCCGTCTTAGCCGCCACCTTGGGCGGTTGCTTCACAAACTGCTTTCCGGCCTTCTTGCCTGCCCGCTTGGCACGGGTCGTAGCGGCGTACTCAGCGGGTGACAGCGCTTTGATCGCATTCTCAGGCAGATACCGTTCTCCCGTCTTGGAAGACGGTTTGCCAGACTTGGTACGCCACTTCTGCGCACCCCAGTCCTTGAGCGATTGCTGCGGGTCTTTCATTCGAGTACCTCAACCTTTTCAGGCTTGTGCGCGGTCACGTACGCAACAGCTTTTTGCAACAACTGCGGGCTATCTTGGAGTAGCCCCAAACCGCGATTGCAGTTAGGGCATAGCAGCCCTCGGATTTTCCCAGTTTCATGGTCGTGGTCAATGCACAACCACGAAAACTTTTCTTCCGGCTCATTGCAAAGGGCGCAGCAGCCATGCTGCGCCTCATACAGCTCGTCATACATCTTCTGAGTTGCACCACGACGACGCAAACGACGATTCGTCACCACCCAGTTATTGCGCCGCCAACCGTTCAAGTGGTCACGGTTTTCATCAGCCCACTGCTGCCGCTTGGCCTGCATAC